TGCGATAGACTAGAGCGAGTCGGGGCGTAGCGCAGTCTGGTAGCGCATCTGGTTTGGGACCAGAGGGTCGGGGGTTCGAATCCCTCCGCCCCGACCATTGAAATAATCCAAGACAGTCTGGCATGGTCTTGCAAAGTCTGAATCTCCTCCTGAAAACTCAGTAAACACGCAGGGTTTGTGCCCACTTATTGTCCTATGTCGTCCAGCGATGTACGATGGAATCCATGCACTTCTGGTGGCTCGATTGGGGGCCTGCTTCTGAAATGCTGGGGGCCTTTTGGTTTCCCACAAGCTAAAGAGGGGGCCTGATGCTGACAGATACAGCGATCAGAAGAGCAACGCCCGGCGAGCAGGATTATAAGATGGGGGACGCCAGGGGCCTGTTTCTGCTGGTGACGAAGGCTGGCGGTAAGCTGTGGCGATGGAAGTATCGCTTTGATGGGCGAGAGAAGAAGATGGCCTTTGGCCAGTACCCCGAGGTGAAGCTGGCTGAGGTTAGGGTACTGCACGCCGCGGCGCGTCGACTGCTGGCCTTTGGTGTCGATCCGATGGCCCAGCGCAAGGCCGCGAAGACCGCCATTCGGGAACGCAATGAGCTACCCTTCCGCCTGATAGCTTCCAAGTGGCATGAGCACTGGAGGGACGGCAATAGCCCGCATCATGCGAAGGCCACGTGGAGCCGCCTGGAATCAAATGTGTTTCCAGCAATCGGTGATCGTCTGATTACGGAGATCGAAGCCCCCGAGATCGTGAGAATGGTCAAAGCCATTCAGGACCGGGGGAAGTTGGATATCGCCAAGCGAGCCTTAGAGACCACGGGGCAGATCTTCCGGCATGCCATCGCTCACGGCTACACCAAGCGGAACCCTGCAAGCGAGATCAAACCCAGTGACATTCTCAAGTCCCGGCAGAAAGAGAACCATGCCCGCGTGGATGCCAAAGAGTTGCCGGCGCTGCTGAGGGCGATTGAGGTGTATCAGGGCAAGCATGTAACTCGGCTTGCGATGAAACTGATGGCTTTGACCTTTGTGCGAACCAGCGAGCTTATTGGCGCACGCTGGAATGAATTTGATGTGGAGGCGAGTCGTTGGAATATACCGGCCGAGCGGATGAAAATGCGGACGCCTCACATCGTACCGCTGGCAACTCAAGCCATCGAAGTGCTCGCGCTGTTGAAACAGTTGAGCGGGAATAATGATTTGGTGTTTCCCGGCGAACGTGATCAGCGCAAGCCGATGTCGAATAACACCATCCTTCTAGCACTGAAACGTATGGGGTATGGTGGCGTGATGACCGGCCACGGCTTCAGAGGACTCGCCAGTACGATCCTCCATGAGCAGGGGCACCAGCATGAGTACATCGAACTGCAACTCGCTCATGCCCCCCGCAACGCCGTGAGCGCTGCTTACAATCACGCGCTCTATCTGCATCAAAGATCTCTCATGATGCAATGGTGGGCGAGCTACCTCGAAGCGCAGCAACGCGGCGGTAATCTAATTCCCTTCCGCGCCGGCGTAGCTTAGGACTAAACGGAGGCGGGGTGGATGCCCAAAATGAGTCAGCACGCAGGTGTTCCCCTTATCCCGCAAATGGGCTACGTTCGCGTTTGGCAAATCGTCGGGTGTAGCAAGCGCGGCATTCCTGCGGTAATCCCCGTGAGCCGCGCTACATGGTGGGCGGGCGTGAAGAGCGGTCGATACCCCCGGGGCGTGCTGCTCGGTCCCAAAATTCGAGCCTGGAACGTTGAGGAGATCCGCGAGCTAATTGCCAGCATCTCCACTGGGGACACCGACGAAGAATATACGAGCATTGTCGGCCTGATCGACCAGACAGATGAGTAGTCACAAATTGTTTATTCCTACCTTGTGAGCCAAAAAATATCGTCTCAAGCGTGGCGGCCCCCAAACTCGGCTCAAAGCTACAGCGGGCGCCCTTGTGGATAGGATTGGCGCCGAGTTGGATAACCCCTTCGCTTGAATCGGTGTAAGTTATTGCAATTGAAAGACATTTAGTTATTGACAACTGCGTCAGTAATCGGGATAATAGAGAGCGTCGCGCTGTGGGTTGCAATTCATTCCAATCTAAACGACAATCTTCCAGATGATTGCAAATGACTATGGAGGCATTGCCTATGCAGCAACCCACAACCCCTGAAACCGGATTTTTGCGAATCTGGCAAATCTGCGGTGATAAAAAGCGCGGTGTCGCCCCACTCATTCCAATTTCAAGAAGTTCCTGGTTTGGGGGCGTAGCAAAGGGCCTCTATCCCGCCGGCGTTCTGCTGAGTCCGGGTGTACGCGTGTGGACTGCCGAGAGCATACGCGGACTGATCTCTAGATGCTCCACCGGGGACGCCGCATGATCGTCCTGAGAAATCCCACCGACAAGAGCAGCAGCCAACACGGAGTCTGGAAGCGCTCTAAGACCGCCCCCGGATGCCGGTGTGATGAGTGCGGCGAAGAGTTCAATCAAGATGGCGATTGTCTGAAATACACGATGTTTTTCCCGTTGACCTCTAACTCGGTTCTGATGTATGCCATCTGCGAAAACTGCCATGAGCATTGCGAGGAAACTGACCTGTCTACCGGGCTTCCCAAATGCACAGCGGACGCAATGCGAGTCTGCGAGCGCATTGCGATGGTGCAAAAGTAATGGCCATCCGTTAGTGCGGATGGCCATAGCAAATCTAATAAACGGGTAGGTTCATGATTTCAAATTCGCTCTCAGTCGTCAATAATTTATTACCCATCGAAGTTATCGCCGCCGCCGCCGCTGGCTGGAAGCTCTTCCCAATGGCAGCGGGTACCAAGATGCCCCTCGTCAAGTGGGGTACCACGGAGCCAGCTTGCAGTGACATTGATCAACTGACGCGTTGGGCGATGAAATACCCCGGCTGCAATTGGGGATGTGCCACAGGCTCGACGTCGGGCTTCTTTGTTGTAGATCCAGACGATATCGAAGGGTGGATGTGGACGATCGGTAAGGGCCTTCCAACAACCCATGCGGTGAAGACCGGGAAGAACGATTTCGCCTACCACTACTACTTCAAGCAACCGGCCGGGATGCGCGTCCGTAATTCACAAAAGAAAATTCATCCTGGTGTCGACGTACGCGGCGATGGTGGATTAGTCGTCATTCCCCCATCACTCCATCACAGCGGCAATTGCTACCAGATAGAGGCTACTGGCGCATGGCAATTAGCGGAGGCCCCGAGGTGGCTCATAGAGCTGGTGAAGGACACCACGCCCGAGAGGATCGCAATCGATCTCAGCAATCTACCCCCGCTCACGCCCGATCAAATGAAGTTCGGAGAGAACATCTTTCGAAAGCTGTGCCGAGAGTTCGCGGCGCTGCCCGGCGGCACGGGTATCCGCAACGCCGAAATGAATAAGCTCGGCTTCTCCGCTGGCGGCTTTATCGCGAGCGGTTGTTTTGACGCTGAGTTTGCGGAGCAGGAGGTGCGCGAAGCTGCCGCTGAGTATATCTCCCAAGACGGTGAGCGCGAGGTAATGCGGACGTTCCAGAGCGGCCTCAATGCGGGTATTGGTTCCCCCTGGGTACCAGAGGAGAAGTCGCCGGAAGACGCAGGGTTCGGACAGTCTCCACTACCTGACGGTGCCAGTCTCACGGCCCCCGCCGGTACGCCACACCTGGAGTTGAAGGGAGTCGATGCGTCACTCCTTATGCTCAAAACGCAGGATAGTGTTGCTCAAATCTTTGAGCGACAGCAAGTCGGTAAGCTGCTTTTCAACCACTCGCGGGGTAAGTGGATGGAGTGGGATGGGATGCGCTGGAGAATTGAGACAACAGAGAAAGCCTTCAGCTTCGTCCGCGACCTCGCTCGCTCTGTGAATTTCGGCGGCGCTAGTTCCCTCGGCTCGGCGGCCTTCTGTGGAGGCGTCGAAAAGTTTGTCCAGGCGAGCCGCGTGTTCGCGGTGGAGGGCGGGGAATTCGACTGCGACAACTACCTTTTGAATACTCCTGCCGGTACGCTAGATCTTCGCACCGGAGAGCTTCGCCAGCACGAACCAAAGGACAGGATTACTCACTGCACTGCTGTGGCCCCCAGCACGGCGAGCGGCGCTGTGTTTGAAAAGTTCCTCACTGAGATCACGTTGGGCGATAGGGAGCTGAGCGAGTTCCTACAGGTCTCTTTGGGAGCGTGCCTTTCCGGAGCGATCGAGGACCACTGGATGCTCTTCTGGGTCGGGCAGGGACGAAACGGAAAAAATTCGCTTGGCGACCTCATAGAAGACGTGATGGGTGATTACGCCGTCAAGATTCAGGCGTCTACTTTGATGGCGAAATCGTTTGAGAGCCACCCGGCGGAGATTGCGCAGTTGCAGGGCACTCGCATCGCTATCAGCTCGGAAATAAACGATGGGGACTTCTGGCACGAGGCAAGAATAAAAGAGCTAACCGGTGACGCCACGCTCCGGGCTCGATTTATGCGAGAGAACTTCTTCTCCTTCCAACGCACCCACAAGCATCTCGTCTACGGCAACTGCCGGCCTCAACTGCGCTCGGTCGGCAACGCGATCAAGAGCCGAATCAAGATCGTCCCATTCAAGGCATCCTTCATTGGTCGCGAGGATAAGGATCTTCCCCGGCGGCTGCGTGAAGATCTCGGCTACGTGCTCGCCTGGTTGATTGAGGGCCACACCAAATGGCTCGCCTCCGGCAAGAATCTCCCGCAGTGCGCCGCTGTAGAAGCCGAGAGCCTTGATTATTTTGCGTCTCAGTCAACCCCGGAGATGTGGCTGGCAGAGCGCTGCGAGAGCGTCATTATGGATGACCGCCCCCACATGCAGCTTCCGAGAAGCACTGATCTCTACCGTGATTATTCTGACTGGAAAAAACGCCGAGGGGAACAACCGGTGTCTCAAACACGTTGGGCTGAGGTGATGCGAGGATCTGAGAAGGTGAAGACCACGCTCGGAGTTCACTACAAAGGCCTCCGGTTGCTCCCGATGCAGTTCGGTGATGTGCCGTTTCCGGTGGTGGCGAATGTCGCACCGGCCCCGAAGGTGGTGGCAAATTGAGGGGAACGCTAATTATCTATGTTGTTGATTCTTATAGAAACGATGAACCCTATGAACCCTTACATGCTTATCCGTAATAACAAGCGTTTTTATAGGGAACAAACAAGTAAGGGTTCATAGGGTTCATACGATAAGAGAGATATGAAATGAGCAAGCGCAAAGACCAGACGATGGGCATGGATATTACACCGAGTAAGACCAGCCATCTTTCCGCCGTGCTCGGTACCGTGGATGATGATCTGAGAAGCGATAAGCAAACTGCCTTCGTGCGGGAGTATCCCAAAGACTGGAACGGCACCCAAGCCGCAATTCGAGCGGGTTATAGCGAGGCAACGGCCTGTGAGCAAGCGTCACGGCTGTTATCAAAAGCTAATGTGAGAGCCACCATTGATCGGCGTATCTCTCAGATGGACGCCGTTGCTGAGGTAGACGTGGCGCTGCTGGTGCGCGAACTGCTGGATGTGGCTACAGCCGATCCTCGCGAGCTTGTGAGCGTACACCGTGACTGCTGCCGCCACTGCTGGGGAATCGATCATCGCCGCCAATGGACCGCGGGGGAATACAGTGCGGCGATGATCGAGACACAGGGTGCCGGTGAGCCTGCCCCGGAGCTTGCCGGTGGCATCGGCTATAACGCCAACCGTGAGCCTCACCCGGACTGCCCTGAATGCTTCGGGCGTGGCGTTGAGTGTGTCGTCGTGACCGATACAAGAAAGCTCTCAGGCAAGGCCGCTAAGCTCTATGCTGGGGCTCAGCAAACCAAGGATGGTGTGAAGGTGATCATGAGCGACCAGAACGCAGCTCGGATGGCATTAGGACGCTATCTGGGGATATTCAAGGATAGGACTGAGGTGAGCGGCCCTGGAGGCGGCCCTGTGCCGCTGCTGGGACTCAGGCCGGCCGATCTGAGCGATGAGCAACTGACCGCCATAGTCGCCGCCGGTGCTGGAATCTAGAGAGCCCTGCCGCCGCTTGCGAAGATCCTACATCGTAGCGCGGCTTCCCGTGTCGCACCGGTCCCCAGTACTGAATACTGCGACGATTTCCACCCCTCAAATAAGACTTGTATTTCCCTGCTCCTCTTGTTACATTCTATCTACGGTCGTTGAGAGAAGGTAACAGCAATGGCGAATGGAAGATTTATAAGCTATCTGAGGGTTTCGACGGCACGGCAGGGAGCAAGCGGTTTGGGCCTCGAAGCGCAACGCGCCGCCGTCACCGGCTACCTCAATGGTGGAGACTGGACGCTGGTGCAGGAAGTCGTAGAGGTGGAGAGCGGCAAGCGAATCGACCGCCCTGGGCTTGCCGACGCCATAAGGCTCTGCCGCAAGCATCGCGCTACCTTGGTCATCGCCAAGCTCGACCGCCTGGCCCGCAATGTCGCATTCATCTCGAATCTCATGAAGTCGGGAGTTGAGTTTGTGGCCGTCGACATGCCCATGGCTAATCGATTCATGGTTCACATCCTCGCCGCCGTCGCTGAGCAAGAGGCTGAGGCCATCTCGAAGCGAACTAAGGCGGCTCTCGCAGCGGCCAAGGCTCGCGGCACTCGACTGGGAGGGCGCCGGGTATCGGCTGAGCGGTTTGCCGAGATCGGAGCCGCAGCGCGACAGGTGAGAACGGAGAAGGCCGACAAGCGTGCTGCCGAGCTTCTCCCCGAGATTCGGAGCATTCAGGCTGAGGGTGCCAAGTCCCTCCGACAGATCGCGGCAGGCTTGAATGAGCGGAACATCGCCACAGTGCGCGGTGGGGAGTGGTCAGCAGTCCAAGTCCAACGTGTGCTGACCGCCGCGCGCGGGACCAAAGAACACCGGCAACAGCGAGCCGACACCTCATAAATTGCGGGGCTGCCCTCTACCACAATTGTGGGAGTGGATGCAGCCGGGGAAGCCGCTACAGTTGAGGCGCCATGCTTGCCAGCGTGAGTATCGCCGCCGCCGTTCTCCTCTTCAATCTCATCCACGTAGAAATTACCGCCAGCACCAGAAACAGGAGATATCAACATGATCGAGCTGCAAGACGCCCCCGTGACCCCCATCCTCGATAACGAATTGGGCGAGGAAAAGCCTGCACTAATTGTCGGCATGATCGATCAGACGGACGCCTATATCGAATTGAGCGACGATGAAGAGTATGTCACCATCCCCACGTTCACCGTGTACTCGGACTAGCCCTGCAGCTCGCTCGCCGTCCCCCGCGCCAACGGGTCGGACGGCGGTAAACCTAAACGCGGGTTCAGCCCGCATAACAGCCTTCAGAGGAGGCCATCATGCACACCCGCCAAGGTGTCGCCGAACCCGCGCTTTTCCAGCATAGCCCAGACAACTACGAACAAGACGCCCAGAGCCGCGCCGCCAGGCATCATCAGTTCTGGTCTGGCGAACCCCTCACCGACTGGCAGGAGTTCATCCTCTGCCGCGAACTGGACTGCGGCAGGCGCCCTAGCCTAGAACCTGCCGAATTGAGCCTTGGCGAAGATCGATAAAGTGAAGCGCGTTCCTTATTGAAGGCGGTTTGAATTGCCCCTTGTGTTGGATCTAGATAGATTGATTCAGCACTCGATTCAGGCGCTGAACGAAGGTGGCAGGGTCTTTTAACGGTACCCCTTCGAGCAGCAGTGCCTGGTCGAAGAGGAGCCACGCAGCGTCTTCTATCTTGCTGTTACTGGAGTCGGCGAGCAGCTTCTTGATGATCTCGTGGTCGGGGTTGATCTCGAGGGTGGGGATTGGCTCGGGTATCTCCTTCTGGCCCATGGCTCGCATCATGTGGCGCATGCGGGCGCTGGGTTCATCCTCGTCCGAGACGATCACTGAGGGGCTGTCGGCGAGACGCGAGGAGGCGCGGACCTCTTTGACGGCTTCACCAAGCGTCGCCTGGAGCTTCTCGAGCAAGGGCTTGAGCTCTTCGGCCTTCTCGGGGGTGGAGTCGTCCTTGAGGTCGTCGCCGGTGGTGGACTTGTTGACGGCCTTGAGATCGATGTCGCCGTACTTGGGCACTGAGGAGAAGACGATCTCGTCAATGTCATCGTCGAGGATGAGAACTTCGATGCCCTTTTTCTTGTAGATCTCGAGCAGAGGCGAGTTGCGGAGCATGCTCTCGGAGCCGCCGGTAATGTAATAGAGCGCCTTCTGCTCGGGCTCTATGCGCTCCTTTGCCTCGGCGAGCGAGGTGAGGCCTTCGACCTTCGTTGACTTGAAGCGGACGAGGTCGAGGAGAGTTTCGCGGTTGGCAAAGTCGCCGTAGAGGCCCTC